CTTGGTTTTTTAGGAAAAGGAATCCAGAAATTATTTTCTGGTGATTTAAAGGGTGCGTTAAATGAAGGAAAAAAGGCGTTAAAAACATTTAATGAAGAATTAAATCCTTACACACAAGCGGTTGACTTGGTTGTAAAAGGTGTGAACGGTGTTGTTGAGGGTGTAAAAGAAACAGTCGCAGAAGTTGAAAAATCAATGGACGCACAAAAAATGATAAATGAAGCCGACAAGATTGACCGTGAATTGCGTATTGAAAGGGCAAAAGCAACAGAAGAAGTTTCGCGTTTGCGTTTAGAAGCTGAAAAGCGTGATAAATACACGGCTGAACAAAGAATGGAATTGCTTAAACAAGCACAACAAATCGAAGAAGACATTGCAACAAAGCAAGAAGAATCCGCACAAAAACGACTTGACGCACATCGTCTTCAAATGTCACTTGGTTTAAATACAACCGAAGCGTTAAACAAAGAAGCTGAACTTGAAGAAGCGGTCATCACCATTCAAAATAAAAAGTTAAGAATGCAACGACTTCTTCAAACACAATTAACAACGGCAACAAATCAAAACATTGCCAACAAAAACAAGGAAATCGAAGAAGAAAAGAAAAAGGAACAAGAACTTGCAGATTTCAAACGCGAACTTCGTGAAGCAACTGCATTGACTGAAGAAGAACAATTTGCACTGGAACTTGAAAAGATTGACGAAGAATTTGCAGTGTTACAAGAAAAAGCACTTGCACAATTTGAAGCGGAACAATTGACAAAAGATGAACTTGCTGAAATAGAAGCGCAACTTGAATTTGCAAGACAACAAAAAATTCAAGACGCAAAAAATGAAAATGCAAAAGAAGGCGCAGAAAAAAGAAAAGACATTGCAGAAAAAGAATTGAATGACCGTGTCAAAGAAATGCAAGAAGAAGAAGCGTTGCGACAACGTAAACTTGCGGGTGCAAAGAATTTGATTAATGGTTTGCAAAGTATTGCAGAACTTGGTGGCAAAAAATCCCGTGCATTAGCAATCGCGGGAATTGTAACAGACCAAGTTTCGTCAGTGTCACAAATCATTTCGAATTTAGGTATTGCAAACGCGAAAGCACTTGCAAAGTCACCAGTGACGGCGGGACAACCATTCGTTGCATTAAACACAATTAAGGCAGTTGCCGAAATTGGTGCGGGTCTGTCAGCTTCTAAAAAAGCAATCCAGAACTTAAAATCAAAATCAACAACGCCTTCAACACCGCCGTCAACGACAACTGGTGGGGGTGGAACACCTTCCGCGTCAACTGATGTTGCAACGCCAGAATTAGCACAACCAAGTTTGAATTTTAATCAAGGGGGTGTCAATCAATTAGCTGAAGCACTTGGACAAACAGAACCAGTCCAAGCGTTTGTTGTTGCTAACGATGTGACAACCGCACAAAGCATGGAACGAAACATTGTTTCAAGCGCGGGAATATAAAACAAAATAATAATCTAAAAGTTTTTAAAAATAAAGCGATGAACATAATTGAATTAATAATTGACGAAAACGAAGAAATGTCTGGAATAGACGCGGTTTCTGTCGTTGAAAGACCCGCAATCGAAGAAGATTTCGTTGCGCTAAAAGACGCAAAAAATCAAGATCACATTTTATTAAAAAAGGTTGATGACGAAAAACGCCTTCTTGTTGGCGCGGGTTTAATACCAGACAAGCCAATATTCAGAAGAAACGGTGAACAAGAATTTTATATTTACTTTTCAAAAGATACAGTTCGTAAAGCGTCACAATTGTTTTTTAAAAAAGGCAATCAAAACAAAGCGACACTTGAACATCAAGACAAATATCTTGACGGAATGACAATTGTTGAATCTTGGATTGTTGAAGACAGTAAACAAGACAAGTCAAATTTTTATGGTTTAAATTATCCAGTCGGCACATGGGTGATTGCAATGAAAGTTGACAATGATGAAGTTTGGGAAAAAGTCCAAAAAAATCAAATCAAGGGATTTTCAATCGAAGGATATTTCGCTGACAAATTACAAAGACCACAAGACAAACAAAAAGATAAATTAAAAACACAAAAGGTCAGTGACGAATTTATGATTTTTGATGACCGTCTTGCATATTCAACAAAAGAAAAAGCGGAAAAGATTGCCATGGATTTGGGTTGCAAAGGATTTCACATTCATGAAGACGATGACGGAAACGAATGGTTTATGCCATGCGAACAACATTCAATCGAAAATGAACTTTTAAACAGAATCAAAGATGTGGTCAAAAATGCGTAAAATTTTCATTGTTGGAAAAACTTCACCAAAATCAAACAGACGCGCATGTTTATGTGATGACGGCTTGACTTATTCACGAAAATGTTGCAAAGGTGGAATCATGAATCAAGGCATTGGAAAAATTTGAATTTACAACACTAAAAAAATAACAAGTTATTTATAATAAATAATCATTTTAATATTAAAACCGTTATGGAAGCAAAAGAAACTTTGAATAAAATCAAAACGATTCTTGGTTTGGAAGTTAATTTCGAAACAAGAAAGTTGGAGAACGGGACGACATTTGAATCGGACAAGTTCGAAAACGGAAGCGAAGTTTTCATTTTGACAGAAGACGAACAAAAAATTCCAGTTCCACAAGGAACATATTTAATGGAAGACAATTCGGAACTTGTTGTTGAAGAAGAAGGAATCATCGCTTCATTAGGGTACAAAAAAGACGAAGACGAAATGAAAAAAGACAAGGAAGAAGAAGAAGAAGAAATGAAAGATGACGGAAAAGAAGCCGATGTTCAAGATTGGGCGGGAATGGAAAAAAGAATCAAAAACCTTGAAGACGCGGTCGCTGACTTAAAAGCGGACAAAGAATCTAAAAAAGACGCAGTCGGAATGTCAGCACAAAATCTTTCACAAGATGTAAAAACTTTCAAGCATAACCCAGAATCAAAAGTTGAAACCAAACTTAATATCCAATACGGACAAAAAAGAAAAAGGTCAGCAATTGACAATGTATATGCCAGATTATTCGGAAATAATTAATTATTAAACTTAAATTTTAAAAAAATGTCAAATTTACAAAAAACAAACCTTGCAACAACTGTGACAATTACGTCAAGTTATGCGGGTGAATTTTCATCAAAGTACATTTCCGCGGCACTTTTAAGCGGAAACACACTTTCATCTGGCGTGGTTGAGATTATGCCAAATGTAAAATACAAATCAGTAATTCAAAGGGTTGAAACTGGTTCTTTAGTGTCTGACGGATCTTGTGATTTCACACCAGATTCTTCGGTTACATTATCAGAAATCGTCTGTGAACCCGAGGACTTTCAAGTCAACCTTCAATTGTGTAAGGCGGATTTTATTAACACGTGGACGGCACTTCAAATGGGAATTAGCGCCTTCAATCCGAACGGACTTCCAAGTTCATTCAGCGATTATTTAATTGCACATGTTTCTGGAAAAGTTGCAGAACATATCGAAGAAACACTTTGGGAAGGAACAAACGCAACTGGCGGTGAATTCGATGGATTCTGGACGCTTGGGGACGCTTCTGCGTCAACTGTTAAAGTTGCGGGAACAACAGTAAACGCGGGTAATGTTATCGCAGAATTAGGAAAAATCGTTGACGCGATTCCTTCAAAAGTTTACGGTAAACAAGATTTATACTTGTATATATCACAAAACATGGCGAAAGCATATGTTCGTGCATTAGGTGGATTCGGAAGTTTCTTAAATGCAGAAAACAACAGTGGTACAGACGCAAAGGGAACGCAATGGTATAATGGAACGGCGGGACTATCGTTTGACGGTGTTCAAATATTTGTTGCGAATGGTCTTGCTGACAACCATGCAATGTGTGGTTTAAAACAAGATTTCATATTTTCGACTGGCTTATTGAATGACACAAATGAAGTCAAGGTTCTTGACATGTCGGATTTAGACGGAAGTCAAAATTGCAGAATTATCATGAGAATGACCGCTTCGGCGAACCTAGGAATTGAATCAGATATTGTTGTTTACGGATAACAGTCAAAACAAATGGGGACGGTTAATTCTGTCCCCTTTTATTAACCTTTTAAATTTATAAAATATGTCATGTGATTTATCAATCGGAAGAAACGAACCATGTAAGGACAATGTCGGTGGGATTCATGCATTATATTTCATCAACTATGTTGACGGACTACTTGAAACAATGACGACAGACGCAGACGACCAAATTACTGGATTCGCTTCACCACTCACGCTTTATAAATATGTTGTTAAAGGTGCGAACAGTTTTGAAGAAACAAATGAAAATTCAAGGGAAAACGGAAGCAAACAATAACTGCATTATTTAAAAAGCAAGACAAAGTTTTTAGAAAAGAATTAAAACTTTTGTCATATGCAAGACCACAAGTAATCGTTGAAGATTATAATGGAAAATATTTCATGGCGGGTCTTGAAAACGGCGTTGAAGTTGCGGTGAACACTACAACTGGCGCGGGTATGGGTGACGCTAACGGTTACAATATTGTTGGCACTGGCGGTGAAAGATTTCCCGCTTATTTAGTTGACCCAAGCATAATTGACGACACAACAAACACAACGGTTGTGGTCGGTACAAATTCGTAAAAAAGTTCTTTTTTTTACTTTCAAAAATTGGGGTGTTTTTCACCCCTTTTTTTATGTCTTTTTTTGTCAAAAATGGTGATCGACACATGTTTTTCGACATCGCGTTTAAAGGCATTTTCGTGCGTTTTACGGCATTTTCACCCCTTTGGAATATAACTACACCTTTTTTTCGAGATAATGCAACAGTCGAAATTTTCCTTCGTACGAATTTTCATTTTTTTTTCATTTTTCTATTTTACATAATTTTTAAAAAACCTTAACAAAATCGGCTTTTTTTAGTTTTTAAATTAAAGGTTAAAATGATAATATTAACACCCGATAATTCGGTCACCCAAGACATCAAATTTATACCGCGAAAATATAGTGCAACGACAATTGAAATGACAAATCAAGACGAAAATAAATCGTTTACATTGTCACCAACTTTTGTCAAAGAAGCGTATTATTTAAAGACATCAATTGTCTTCACGGGTGCGTCAAAATTGACTGAAGGTGTGTTTTATCGTTTCGTTGTCAAAGACGGTTCTGACGTAGTTTATCGCGACATTGTGTTTGCTACGTCACAAAATATTTCAACCTATTCGATACAAACAAATTCGTCTGGACAAGACGTTTATGACGAACATGAAACCGAAAATGAATACATCGTTTTTGACGAATAATAAAAAAAATTATGAGCAATTTATTTATCACAAATTTATCGGAATACACTTCACCATTAATCATTGAAACAAAACAAAAAGATTATGTGATGTATGGCGAAGACAATCTTTATTTCGATTATTTAATTGAAATGTATTTAAATTCGACCACCAACAATGCAATCATTAACGGAATTTGTTCAATGATATATGGTCGAGGTTTAAACGCATTAGACAGTTCCAGAAAACCCGATGAATATGCACAAGC